CCCCAGGGCGACGAGGCGATCCAGTTGCTCATCGAGTACCTGATTGTACCCGCGGGCGGATGCGGCGGAGTCGTCGAAGTCGTCGCGCATCGCGCGCTGTTCCGCGCCGGCTGCCTCGGTCCCGGCCATCAGCCGGAATATGGAATCCTCGAGGTTGTCGATTGTCCGCTGGTACCTCTCGCCGCCGTCGATCCACGAGTACAGGCCGTCGAGCCAAATCCCCAGTGACAGGGTGGTCCCGATGTTCCACAGGTCCAACAGGTCGTTGGTCGCCTTCGTCGCCTCGACCGTGGCGCTCGTGGCGTCCCCGAGTAGCTTGATCGTGTCTTCGTTGACTAGCCCCGAGATTGCCGCGCCCAGATCCTCGATCGCTCCTGACTCGCGCGCGGCGTGGATCATGTCGCGTATGTCATCGGTCGCGTCTTGGAGGGCGGGTGAAACCTCGGTCAGCAGGTCCGACGCCAGCCCGCGCCACTCCAGGCCCAACAGGTGTCCGGCGTCCGCGAGCTTCTCGGCCTCGGCGGCGGCCTCATTGGATATCGGGCCTGCGCGCTCAATCTCATCGGCTGCGTTCTTCAGCGCCCCGGCACCACCCTCGAACGCAGGCAACAACTTGCCACCTGCGCGGCCGAGGAGGGTCAACGCGATCTGCGACTTCTCGCTTTCGTCGGTGACGCCATCCAGCCCTTCGGCCATCAACGCGAGTTGGTCTTCGGCGTTCAGGCCGGTGAAGTCCTCGACCGCTAGCCCCATCTTATCCAGGGCGCGGGTCATCGATGCGGAGCCGTCGGCGGCGTCTATTAGGTTCTTGCGTAGCTTGGAGACGACCTCGGATCCCTTGACGCCCCCGCGGGTCAGCAGGTCAATCGCGCCGACGATCCGCTGGTAGTCCTCCGCGGACTCGCCCACCTCGCGCGCCTCTTTCGCGGTCTGGTTGATCTGGTCGTTGAGGTCCGCGAACTTGGAGATCAGGCGGCCGACTTGCTGGATCGCCACTCCGCCGATCACGGCGGTAAAGATGCCCTTGAGTCCGGCGACGGATTGTCCGTACCTCTTCGGCCCCTTCTTCCTCGCCGCCTTCCACGCCTTCGTTGATTCCTTCTCCGCTTTCTTGAGCTGGCGGGTCAGCTTCGTAACCATGCGCTTCGCTTCAACGTCGGTCACGCCGGGGATCTTCTTGAGTTCCTTCCGTAAGTCGGTGATGTCGGCGCGGAAAGAGACGTTGGCTTCGCGGCCCATCAGGTTCCCCTATCCGCGAGGGCGAAAAGGTCGGCTTCCAGCACCTCGGCCAGTCCCGCCTCGGCCTTGCGCGCGGGCTTGCGGATCAACTCGGTGAGCGGCTTCTTTTCGATCCAGGCGTCACGCGGGGCGCCCTTGCCGTGCTGGGACTTGAGGTAGGCGGTCTGTGCCTGCGTCTTCGATGCTTGCCGCAGTTCAGCCTCGGTGTACCGGCTCCACTTGATCCGCGCGGTGTAGGGTTCGCGGTTGCTGATCGTCGTGACCAGTGCGTCGGGGCGCAACGTCGTCGTGACCCGGAACCCGCGATAGCTGGCGCCGTGGCGGTGCGGCCACTCGTCCCCGGCTCGCTTGACGACGAGCCGCGCGACCCGCTCGAACTCCTTTTTGACGCGCGGGGCTACGGCGTCGGCCATCGCTGCCAGGTCGAGCGTTGCGCCGGTGATGTCTACCGTCGACGTGCCATCACTTACTCGCACGGACCCGCCGTTCAGCCAGAAGCAGCACCCGATCCGCGTGGCTGATCGTCAGCCACCAGGACGGGGGGTGCCCATGCTCCCGGCAGATTGCCAGCATCATTCGATCCGCCCCTCCACGGGCTCCGCGGAGAAACCCGCGGCGGAGGCCACCTCCTGTTCACTGACCTGAAATTCTACCAGCGCGTCGGCGAGGGCTCGCCCAGCGTCGGCGATGGTGGGCCATGGCATCCCAGCGGCGCGCAGGTCGTCGATCACGCGCCCGCCATAGTCCAGTCCATCCGCGGCCAGTAGTCGCGCGCTGGGTTGTTTCTCACCCGGCCACGGGGCAGCCGCCGGCCAGCATGCGCCGACGGCGGCACCGTAGCCGCGGGGAAGGTTGCGACCGAGAACGCCGATCACGTCCAGGATCGCGGAGTAGGAAGCGGGGCGGTGTAGCTTGATCTCGCCGTCCCCGACTCGGATAGTAGTGATTGCCTGCACCATGATGTGTCCTCCCACGGGCAGCTGGTCTAGGTTTCGGTCACGGTGCCGTAGACGGTGCCGGACCACGCGATCGTGTTCGGCTCGCCCTCGGACAGGTCGCGGGTCACGTGGACGTCGGTCACGGTGGTCGTCGCGTCGGCGGCGTCGCCGAAGTCGGTCCCCTCGATCGTCAGCGCCATGTCGACGGTATAGACGTCCCCCAGGGCGGTGCTGGTCGAGGTGTTCCCGCTGTACTTGTTTCGCCGCAGCAGGAAGTCCGACACCGTCTCGAGGGCCGCGTCCGACAGGCCGCCCATCAGCGTCGAGAAGCTGATCGACGGGTGCGCGTCCTGCCCCTTGCGTAGCGACACCAGCGACCCGCGCGAGTAGTACGGACGGACGTCCTTGTGCGACTCGCCGAGGCCCGTGATCGACATGTCGCCGACCTCGAGGTCGACGGTCAGGGTGACGGGGGAACCGGTCCCGTCCGACAGGACCAGGGAGCCGTCCGTCCACTGCTTTACGATTGCGGATTCATACGCCATCGGTCAGCTCCTATCGGGAATGCGAGACGTCGATGTAGTCCACATCGACGACCTTGCTGGTGGTCGTGGTCGCGTTGACGATCACGGTCGGGTAGAGGTTGACGGCGGGCGAGACACCCGCGGCGCCGGTCAGGGTCAGGACCGCGGTTCCCGCGATGGTGAACAGGATGGTGGCGCCGTCCGAGGACACGTCGATGCCGAGGGTCTGGTACACGTCGGCGGTCGGGGCGGTGCTGGTGGTCGCCGACCCGGTGTCGTCGGTGTCGGAGTCCACGGCCACGCCGAACCACTCGTCGGTGTCGGCGCCGGTGTCGTAGACGAACCCGACGAAGTCGGACGCGGTGGTCGTGAGGGCGTCACCGCCACCGATGCTCACGGGGAGCTCGAGGGTCGTGACGTCGGTCAGGCCCACACACACCTGGGCGTTCGTGATCGCGGTGTTGATCCGGACGCGCGCCTCGAAGTGCAGGCCCCCGGAGTCGGCCTGGACCGGGACGGACCCGATCAGCTGGGAGCCGTCGGCGGCGTAGCCGCCCCCGTTGTTGCCAGAGGTGCAGCGAATCACGCCGCACTCGTCGGTGGCGATGGCGGGGTCGATCGCCTGGGCGTCCGAACCGGAGTTCAGGATCCAGGGGGTGTCCGCCTCGGTGATCGTCTGGTACAGGAAGTCGTCGAACTGCCGGAAGACACTGATCGGCGCGTGGAACTTGACGGGGAAGTACTGCGTGGTCCCGTCGTCGTTGACGAAGAGCCGGTCGTCGGCGTTCTGGCCGGCGGTCCGCATGTACAACGACCCGGTCACGCGGGACGCCGTGGGCGCGCCGGACCCTGCGTCGATGCGCGGGACACTGGCGTCCGCGGTGGTCGTGGCCGGTGCGACCCCGAACCCCAGGGCGCGCAGCGGCTTTCGGAGCCTGTTCACGAAAATAGAAGCCATCGGTTCTACCTCTCCGACGCGGGCGCGAGGCCCGCAGCTATTAGGTCAGGGCAAGCGCGTGCTTCACCCCGATCCGGATTTCTCCGACGAAGTACCGGCCCTCGAGTTCGGGCGGTACGGACCGGGGGAGTACCCCCCGGAAAATCGCGTGCGTGTATTCCGGCCACGCCTTGTGAATCGCGACCAGCAGGGCGTCCCCGCCGTCAAGCGCGGCGTCGTAGTCGTCGACGGCGGCGTCCCCGCGGATCCTCCACAGGTACCGGACGCGGACCTCGGTCTCCGCCTCGACCACCGTCTTGCGCCGGCCACCGGTGGGCGCGGTCGGGTCGGTGGCGCCGATGCCTACGGCGAACGTCTTGTGGATCTCGCCGTCCGGGTCCCACGCCATGAAGTCGAACACCCAGCGGGACTCGGACCACCCCGACAACCCCGACAGGGTCGAGGCGATCGACTGGCGGATCGCGCTGGGTGTGACCGTGCTCACGCCAGCCACACCGTCGGGCGCGCTGCCTTGCGCGCGGTGGGATGGTCGGGCGTGCCGTCGTCGTCGGTGTCGTACAGGAAGTTCGCCCGGTTGAACTCGCGTTCGTAGGTCGCGCGGTAGTGCTCCGCCTTGCGCGAGTACGCCTCATTCAGCCGGGACGACAGGTCCTCGAACACCAGGGACAGGACGAGGTTCAGGTACACCGGGCGCAGGGCCGACGGACTCACGACGAGGTTGGGCCGGTTGCCCAGGGCGACCAGGCGGAGCTGGACCTCGGTGTCGGCCTCGTCGATGTAGTCCTGGAAGTCCGACAGGGACGTGATCGCAGCGGACCCCGACGGGTCGAGGGCCGACTCCCGGCGGAACAGGTCGGCGTCCGTGATCGTGGGATAGAGGCGCACGCGCACACACGCGCCATCGTTCCGGGCGGTATGGACGACGCCGTCCGGCATCGTCAACGCCCACTCGAACACCCAGCCCTCTTCGAGTTCCTCGGCGGCGAGGACGGCGGCGGTCACGGTGTACTGCGCCACCGACGACGCGATCGTGACCGCGGCGGCGTTGACGACGACGCCGGCGGCTGCGTTGTAGATCGTCACGGTCCCGGACGACGGGGCGACGGCGCCGCCGTCGATGTGGCTCGGAGCTTTGATCAGGTTGTCGCGGGACTGCTCGAGGAGCTCCGGACCCTGGAACCGGAAGGTGTACCGGGTGTCAGTGATGCTCATCGGTGCGCGCTCCCGTTCCCCGCCTCGCGGTCACGCCACCGGCGATGGGCGGCGAGGGACTTCTCCCGGGCGTACTTGCGCGAGGCCCCGTTGCCCGCCATCTGGTCGGCGAACCGCGCCGACGACCCGGGGTCGACCTCCCACAGTCGGGGGGTGTGCTGGTGGCACGACAGGACCCGGGAGGCGGTCCCGCCGCACACCTCGCACTCGACCTCCCGCTCGTCGAACGGGACGACGGTCTCGGTGACCTCGTCGCAGCTCTGACAGCGGTGGTCGTACAGGGGCATCTAGCTGGCGTCCCCGACGATCACGATCTCGTACGCCTGGTTGGCGGTGACTGCGCCCAGGTGCAGGACGTCCGCGCTGGTGTTCGTCACGGTCCCGCCGACGGGCGAGTACCACTGGAACAGGCCCCCCGGGGGGACGTTGACGATGTCGGAGTCCGCGGCGAAGGGGGTGGTGACACCCGCCCAGGCGTCGGCGGCGGCGCCGCCGTCGGTCCCGCCCCCGATGGTGATGTACCCGGTGGTCCCGGCGGTGTTCGTGTTCTTGACCAGAACCGCCTTAACGTTGTCCAGGGAGATGGTGCGCAGGGACGTCCCTGCGCTGTCTTTCTGGTCGAGGTTCGTCAGGTCGAGATTCGTGTGTGCCGCGGCGGTGATCGTCTCGGCGAACACGTACACCTCGTCGGCGGTGCTGGTGGTCGTCCCGTCCGCGAGGGACAGGTCGACGGACACCTCCGGACGCTCTCGCACGGGCTCGCCTCCGGGGAGGGAGTAGGCGCGGAGGGCCTTGACCTGGGCAACGACGTTGGTGACGACGGACATGGACTAGCCTTTCTTGGGGCGGCCGGGCTTGCGCTTCGTGGGCGCGGGTTCGGGTTCGGGTTCGTCGTCGCCCTCGTCGCCGGGGGTGCGCGCGGTCTGGAGGGCCTCGAGGCGTTCCTCCTCCCGGGCGATCCGGTGGGGGTTGTTCGCCCCGATGGCGCGCTCGACCCGCTGGCGCTGGCCGTCGATGATGGCTTCCGGGACCTCGTCGTCGGGGGCGTCGATGTACCCGGCGTCGATCAGGGCCGACAGCCACGCGCGGTACCCCTCGTCGTCGGTCTTCACGATCACGCGGTTTCCGACCTGGCGGGGATGCTCGAAGATCGACAGGTGGATCGTCCCGCGGCGACCCTGGTACGCCTTGACGTAGGTCGTCCGGTCGGGGTCGGCGAGGGCGGCGGCCGACTCGGGGATGATTCGCCACCCCTTGCGCTCCGCCTCGGCGCGGGCGAGGGAGGTCGACCCGTTCTTGTTCACGGACGCGACCCCCGGCTCGGCGGGCAGCTTGCCCAGGATGGGGAGCCACTTGTCGCCGAACACGCCCCATCGTTCCGGGTGCCATTTCAGCAGGAACGACGGCGAGGGCGGGAGGTTCAGGGTTCTCTGTTCGACCTGGGGACGGGCGACCGGGACCTCGGCGAACTGAGGCGCTGCGGCCTTCGTCTTCGCGCGGGGCTTCGTGCCCTTGTTCTGTAGCGTTGCGGCCATGGTGTGTCCTCCGTGCCTGGGTTAGGGGGTGGGGACGCCCCGCGGAGGACACCGGACGGGGCGCCCCCGCGGGGCTATAGCCCCTTCGCCGACCTAGCGGTCGGTGATGATCGAGACGCCCATGGAGTCCTGGCACTCCACGACGCCGCAGTAGTAGTTCCCGATGATCCGGTTGTAGTCGCCGGGCTCGTCGTAGTCGGTGCCGACGCGGATCTTGGTGCCGGCGGGGATGCCCTTCTCGGGGATCATCCCGACGGACATGTCGCCGTAGCCGATGGCGCCGCGGCCCCACATACCACCGGCGCTGTCGGCGGCGGCGTTCGCGGTGGGAATGTCGGACGACGCGAAGATGTCGACGCCGTTGAACTCGCCGACGAAGTCGGGACCCTTGATGTCCAGCATCTCCTGGGTGGCGGCGCGGAACTGGAGGGCGCCCGCCTCGGCGCGGATCGAACCCTGGAGGTCCGTCACCTGGACGGGGTACAGCATGGCGGCGTAGGGACCGGGGACGCTGGCCTGGGTCAGGGTGTACTGTGCGTCGAAGAAGTCGTCGACGCTCAGGTCGACGGTCGTGGTGCCCACGGTGCTGGAGAAGTCGTCGACGATGCCGGCGAACATCTCCACCAGACGCATCCGGGCGGCGGCGACCATGTCGCGGGCGAGAACCTCGATCTTGGTCGGGTCGCCGTCGAGGGACGCGGTCAGCGCGCCCAGGCCGGTCACCTGGCGGTAGAGGGCCTGCCGCGCGATGGTCAGCTGCGGCGAGGCGGCGGTCAGCGCGGTCGGCGCGGCGTCGGCGTTCTCGGCGACGGCGACCATCTTGTCGTAGCCCATGAGGCCCGCGAAGGGCAGCTCGAACACGTCCGAACCCTGGCCGGCGAAGTCGCCGAGGTACAGGATCGCGGGATGGTCGAGGACGGACGAACCGCGGTCAGCCAGCAGGAGGTTGATCTCCTGGTGCAGCTGCGCGGCCAGGCGGATGTGACCTGCCGTCGACAGGTCGGTGATGTTCATCGCATTGGCGTGGTGGGCCATGGTCTAGGACTCCGGAAGCAGGGGGTTAGACGGTCGTTCGCCGCCCTCACCGCTGTTCCGGGTGCGACCCGAGGCGTGCTTGCAGGGTCAGGCTACACCGGTCTGTGCCACCGGCGCAAGCGGAAAGTGTGTCAGGTTGACACACCCCCGGCGCCGCGGGACTTGTGCTCGCGGTACTCGGCGGGAGACATGCGGAGGATCGCCTCGGTGTTGACGGGGTCCGGCGCGTGAGGATGCGGGCGGGCGCCGGTGTTCGCCGAGGGGGGCGGGGACGTGGGCGGAGCCGGGGGGGCCGCACCGTGGTCGGTCGCGGTGGGCGGAGGGGACACCGGCGCCGATGGCGCGACCTCCCCCGGTCCGTTACTGCCGGGGACGTGGGGGGCGAGGAGGGCGGGCGCGGCGATGGTCCCGTCCGCGAGGCCCCCGATCCACTCCCCGATCGTGGTCGGGCGATCGGCGCCCATCCTGTCGTAGGCGTCGACGAACCCGTCGACCACCTCGGCGGCGATGCCGGCGGCGGTGATCGCCTTGTACGACTCGTGACCGGTGCGCGCGGCGGCCAGGTCGGCGAGGGCGGTGTCCCGCTCCGCCGTCAACGCCTCGGCGCCGGCGGCGGTTTCCTTCGCCGTGACCAGATCGGCGTCCCGCGCGGCCAGGTCGGTGCGCGCGGCGTTCCGTTCCTCGATCACTTGATCCAGGCGTTCCTTCGGAATGGCGCCGTCGACGTCCTGGGCGCAATGTGGGCAGCTGAACCCCATGGTGTGTCCTCCGGGGGTTAGGGGGTGACGGGGGGCGGTTCGATCTTGTCGGCGTCCGCGAGGATGGCGCGGGCGGCCGACTCGGACAGGTTGAAGAACTGGCGGAGCATCGCCTCGGCCATCTTCGGCGTGAGTTCGCCGCGGGTGACGCGGGCGACGATGTCGACAGCGGACGCGACCTGGGCGCCGTTCAGGGCGGTATCCTGGGCGGGGGAGTCGGGGGCGCCGGCGGCGACGGCCAGGGCCTCGGCCTCGGCCTCGCGGCGCTGTTCCTCGGCGCGCTTCGTCTCGAGGTCCTGGGCGGCCTGGGCCTCGGACATGTTGTGCAGGTAGGCGTATGCCTGGGCGTCCGACATCAAGCCCCGGTCGAGGAGTTCGATCGCGTGCTTGCGCCTCGCCTCGAGCTCCTGGGGCGACAGGGGGATTTCCTGGTAGACGACCTCGTACCCGCCCTCCGGGTAGTTCGTCCCGGTGGTCCGGTTCAGCAGGATCGCGGAGAGGGCGACGAGTTCGGCATCGGCGCGGGCGAACTGCGGAGCAAACTGCTTCTGGGCTTCGCGCTTCCCTTCGTTCGACATCGCAATCGCGTACCCGGACCGGGCGGTCCCGCCGAGGCGCTGGACGTCGGACGGGGGGACGCCCGCGTCCTGGGCTAGCTGGGTCGCCCGGGACTCCAGGGTCCGCTGGAATCCCTCGACGTCAGCACCGGCGCCCCACTGACCCACCGTGATCGGGAGGCCCTCGTCGGACTCGGACTCTAGCAGCAGCAGGGTCGCGGCGTCCGTCACGGTCTGGTGTCGGTGCGTCTGCGCGTCGGCGTCCACCGGGGCGCCCCCGACGGGGCGGGCGTTGACGGTGTATCGCTGCGGCCAGCTCGCGTCCTTCAACAGGTGCAGGTGGTGGGAGTTACCGACGGCGAGGTTAAGCGACCCCTCCACGATCTCTCGCATCGCCAGGTAGTCCCACAGGCGGTCCCCGGCGCGGGAGGCGTGGTACATGACGTAGGGCAGCACCGGCCGCCCCTGGCCGTCGGTGTACGCCTCCGGCCAGCCGTCCATCGGCGACCCGTCCTCGTGTCGGAGGTAGGCGCCGGACATGTCGGCGCCGAAGTGCGCGCCCTCTTTCGCCTCGAACACCCGGAACGACGGGTCGCGGAGGTCGAGGGCGTCGAACGTCCACAGGGGGTCGCCGGTCGTCGGATGCGTCCGGAGGCGGGCCTCGCGGATCGCGATCGGGACCGTCGGGTCGTCGGGGTCGGAGTCGGCGAGGGTGTAGTCCGGCGGGACGGGGCGGAACTTGAGGGCGCCGCCGGGGGTCACGTTGGCGCGGATCAGGTACTCGCGACACCCGAACGTCCATCCCTGAACCCGGGGCATCATCGCCCACAGGCCCGAATCCGTGATCGCCTCGACCAGCCCCTCGATCGCCACCTTGCCCGCGGCGTGCCGGACGGCGGGGGGCTTGGTGTAGAGGACCGACAGGGCGCGGGCGATGGTCGCGAAGGGGTCGGACGACATGTCGAGGATCCGCCACGCCTCGGCGCGCTCGGACCCGACCTGGTCGACGATGCGGGACTTGAGGTCTTCCCGCCACGCCCCGTCCATCAATCGACGGCGGAGGCGCGTGTGCTCCCAGCGTTCCGCCTCGTAAGTATCGGCAGGGGTCGGGGGGTAGGGGGTCAAGTCCGACGGCGCACCCATGGATCCTCCGCGTGCGCGCCTAGTGTGTCACGGGATCGCGTATCCTAGCAAGAACCGATAAGCTAGCCAAACCGCACCGTGTGGATCGGCTTGCGCGACATCGGGAAGATCCAGGGGCGTAGAGCGTAGCGTAAGGCGTCGATCTGATCCTTCCACTCCTCGGCGGTCCCGCCTTGCCACTTTTGCAGGCATTCGATGAGCCGTGGCGTGCCGGCGTCGTTGAAGTAGCAGCCCGGGGTAATCATCCGATCATTGATCCACTTGACGCCCATCCACACGGATCCCGCTCCGCGCCCGATCCCACGCTTCGCACCCTTGAACCGGGGGACGATGCCCGCCCGTTTACGCATCGCCTTTTCCAGCGCGCGGGTCAGCATGCTATTGGACTTGCGGGTGATGCGTCCGCGGGCGTCCTGGAGTCGCTTGTCGCCGTAGCAGTGGTCTAGGTCAGACCACCGGAGGCCGTGTGCGGCTACCATCTCGAGGATTGCGGCGGCGTCCATGTCGATCGTCGTCGCCGAGTCGGGGGCATACTCGCCGAGGACGTACACGCGGATCATCTCCGGGTCGGAGTCGTCGACGCCGATCAGCACTGCCGCGGTTCGTAGCCGCTCCTCTCCGTAGTCGACGCCGATGGACAGCTTCAACTCGCCACGGGGGCGCACGTCTGACGAGGTCAGGCCGGGGACGACGTGGGTCAACGGGTGGAAGTTTTCAAAGATAGCGTTGATCCGCCCATACTCCCACTCACCGTGACAGCGCACCGGGCGAGCCCAGCCCAGCGTCGACTCTATCTGGTCGGCGCACCATGCCGAATCCATCGGCGTCCCCGCCTCGTCGAGTAGCGGGCGGGAGCTGCCGACGGGGATAAAATTGGCGGCGTCCATGCGGTAATGCATGTCCGTCGCCTTGCCTCCCTCGACCAGATCGCGCAGCCACGCAAGATCGCCGGTGGTCGCTGGCGTCATCGTGATCCCGATGCTGCCGGCGGTGCGCCTTAGCCTCATCTGGAGTTCGCTGAACGTCTCCGCGTCGCCTAGCGGCTCGTCGATCCAGATGTAGTGGATCGTCGCTGACGCCAGGTCGAGGGTGTCTTGCCCCACCGTCTTAACCCGCATGATCGAACCGTTGCGGAAGACGATGGCGCGCTGGACTCCCTTAAAGCCGTTCTTCGGGCTAAACGCGGTGTCCTCGGTGACCGAGTCTTTCGGGACTAGATGCCATAGCTTCGACTGCACCGCGATGGACTGCGACCACGATTTGCAGACGACCCAGACCTCGATGGGCGGGCGGCGTACCTCCTGGTAGGGGTGGGAGCCGAGGCAGCGCCAGATAGCATCAGCGGCGCCGGCCCACGTCTTGCCGAACTGGTTTCCGGTGCGGAGCAGGCGGATCGGGTACTGCGACTCGAGGAACGCCATCTGCGGTGGCGTCCACCGGACGTGGCGCAGCGGGTCGCGTCGCCCGTCTTCGCGGAGCGCGAGGAGCGGGCCGAAAATGCCGGTACCGGTTGGGTTCACTCGCCCAGCCGCGCTGAGCATAGGGACGCGAGGCGCTCAACGACGACGTCGGACAGGTCTTCTAGTTCGATGGCGAACTGGTCGAACATCTCGCCGTCCCCGGCTAGCACGCGGGCGGCCTCTGTGGCGACGCGGTCCCGCTCGGTGATGGCTTCGCGGGCTGCCATCACATGCCCGTGAAACCGCTGCACCGCGGTCCATACTCCGGCGCGTTGGGCGTCTCGGCGGAGCCGTTGCGCTTCCTCTAGGGCAGCGGCCAGCGGGTCATCGGGGAGCGGGCGGTCATCGATAGGGATTGGCGGTGAGTCGATGCCGCGGATTATCTGCCGCTGGCGGCGGAGCGCGGCGACCGCTTGCCAACTACTAGAGCCCTCGGCCTCCCGGATGTTCGCGGTCAACTCCGCGTCTTCCTCTGCGCGGGCTTCGGCCTTCAGGTCGTCAGGCTGCGCCATTCTGGATCACTCCGATCTGAAAAAGTGCCGGTTTTTGTCAGCGCCTAGCGAAAAAAGATCGAAATGGCGAG